TCATTCGCTCTTAACTTTTATTACTTTATAAGAAAGAAAAAACTCGCTAAATTGTTTGTAACTGGATTTCCAGCTAAACGATAGCGAGTAAAATTCAGAATGGTGAGCCATTATTCTTCTTAGAAGCCGAGATACCTTTTAATAAAGATCATCGACTAATGATCCCAAATAATTTGCTCTTAACATGTAGAACTCTTTGAAGTTCGACATTGATTATACAGGATTAGAAAATAAAATGCAATACCCAATTTTTAAAAAATTGTTAAAAAATAATGAAAAATATTAAAAATACCTATTGACATAGTGGTACACCTATGTTATAATAATAATGTAAGGAAGGAGGAAATAGATATGGAAAAACAAGATATCGAAAAAGTTCTCGAAGAACTAAAAAAGGTAATCGTAAATCCAGCAGTTACAGATGTCAAGATTACAATTACCGTAAAGAAACCTAAATCAGACAAGAAATAAGGTTTCGGAGCTTGGGGCCGAAAGGCTCCTCGCTCTTACTATTATTTTATCATAAATATTAGATTTGTCAAAACAAGGAGGCTGAATCATGACAATTATTTTTGAAACTGACAAAGGATCCTATGAAATTAAGGAACATCTTAAGTACTGGACTGTTAAGCTTTTAGGCACTCCTGATAAGCTACAAACCAAAATCAATCTTTCAAAGAAAGATTATATCACTCTAGATGACGTCAAATCGTTCATTCTAGCCACTTTTTAGCACGGGAGGATAATTAATATGTCTAAAGAAAAATACGCGCCACAGGAGCGCTATCGCGAGAAAGTAGGAATGGTACAAATCAAAATGAATGTATCTCCTAAAACTGAAAAGGATATCCTGGATAAATTGGAATCAGTTCCAAACAAAGCTGGATACATCAAACAATTAATAAGACAAGATATCGCACGTCAAAAATCAAAATAATAACATTTTTCCATATCTATTAAAAAAGGCTCTAGGATTGTTCCTGGAGTCTTTTGATTTTTATTCTAATACTAATGCTTGAAGTAAGTTGATCACTTTATCAAGTTTGCTACAGATCTTATTTCCCACTTCATTTAATTGATTAGCATTTGCATTAGCAAGTTCTTTAGCTACGGCTGTTACTTCATTAATGGCTTTTTCTACAGCTTCGTCATAAACTGGCTCGTTGTAGTCATCGTCTTCATAATCAGTATCATCGTCGTCATCGTCTTCATCATCGTCAACTTCGTCTTGTTCTTCATCAAGGTTAATATCCTTTTCTTCTAAATCAAGAGAAGCCCCTTCAGATTGATCGAATAGGTAAGCTCCTTTAGAGTCAACCCATTTTTGAACTTCAGTTTCTGGTAAGTCTAAAATCGCTGCAGCTTCAGCAACAGTTGCTTTAACTGCTCTGCGACCTTTATCATCCCATAGATATAAATTACCTGAAGGACTTAAACCTACAGCTTGAGTTCCTCTTTCTCTTGCTACAGCATCTGCCTCTTTTAATTTTTGAGCATTAGAGGTAATTACAACATGTCTATCCATTATTCTAATACCTCCGTAATTTCTTTAGCTTCTGTGTCTTCAGAATTTGTGTTTGTATCTTCAATTACTGCTACTGTGTTGTTTTTCTTTGACGCATAAGCCTCTAATTGCTTTTTTACTGATTCATATGTAGCAATAGCTACTGAAGCATAAACAACAGAAGTGGATGCAATCTCAGACCAATCAAGAGCAGCAAAATTGAATTTTACAAGAATCAAGTTCACTAGCACCACTAGAATAAACGCAACGCCTACAGGAATGAAAGTAATGTTCTTAGTAATAACAGATTTATCGTATCCTGTTTTTTCTGCATAAGCCACCGCGCGCTTTACGATAGGACCTTTAATCAAGTTAGTAAAAATCACTGTAGCAATAATGATTAATGCAGCTTGAAATCCATATTGAGTAAATAATTGGCTTATGGATCTAATGATATTTTCCATCGTGTCTTCCTCCTTATCTATGTTGATGAAAATATATTATTAAGCCATGCGCCCAATAGCTGAATAATCTCTGAAATTTGTGGGTAATAGATATAGAGCAAAACTGCTCCCACGATTATGCCAATTAAGAACATAACCGCTCTATCAAACTTTGCTAAGCTCCCTATTACCCAAAGAGCCGCAAAGACTAACACAACACCAAATAATAGCAATTTTAGAATGATATTGGTTTTCTTATAAAAAGCAAAAAACTTTTCGCTTATCATAATACATCTAATTTAACTTTTACTAATAATTGCAATTCCGGTTTTTTAATTTCTTCCACTTTTAATTTTCCTTCACGGACTAGCCTTACTAATACTTCAACTGTCTTTTCATACGGATTTGTCATATTAGCACCTCCACTAAGCATTTACAAGCTCGACGAAAGCTTTTTCCATTGTAGCACTGTCCTGAGAAAGTTTAACCATGTATTCTCTATAAGAATATCTAGTTGTTGTATATTCAAACATTGTTTCAGATGAGATGAAATTCTTATTTTTCTTATGAGGAATTTCTACTTCCTTAACATCTGTATTGACATCAACACAGCTATGCATAACTTTTACTGGTTCCGGGCGAACCTTTGAATGATTTTGGAATGTTCTCATTGCTGTTTCCTCCTTCTGAAATACATTTCCTAATTTTCTTTACACTAATCAGCTTAAAGTATTTTGCTGTTAATGTAGACGAATCACTATGCTTAATATAGCCATAATAACTCATGAATGTTCGCGCCCTCTTTAATGTAAGATGTTTCGAGATCCTGAAGATGCATCTTCTAATACGTCTAAAGGTTCTCTTTCTAATTGTTCTGCAGTCTTTATATAATTTATACCCTGCAAAATCTATTGCACGTCCTTTGTATTTTCCATCGCGTGAAGCAACTTTAAATACTTGCCAATTTTCTTTTAACTTCAGTTTCTTATTCCTTAAGAATTCTTCAATAGCAATTCTAGCTTTATGCAATAATTTCTTATTGCCTCCAAGCATTACTACGTCATCCATATAGCGAACCATGTATTTGATTCCAAGTTTCTCTTTAATGAAATGATCTAAGTCCTGAAGATAAAAGTTTGAGAACCATTGGCTTGTGTACGTGCCAATTGGCAATCCTGGATGAGAATCTATTATGGTATCAATTAACCATAAGCAATCCTTATCTTTAATTACTTTCCTAAAAGATGCCTTTAAGCAATCATGATCAACACTCTCATAATACTTTTTAATATCAATCTTAAGACAATATTTAGTATTCTTATAATCGCTTTTGATCTTAGCTTTTAAAACATCAGAGGCATAAAGGGGTCCTCTATCCTTTACAGATCCACATGAGTATTTATACATGCCTCTTGATAAAATATCTTTAATAGCATTAATCAAAACCCAGTGGATAATTTGATCTGGGAAGAAATTTGTTTTACATATCAAGCGTTCTTTTCCGCCTGATTTATCAACAATCTTTTCCTCAGTGAATTCGGAAGGTACATAAGTCTTATTTAAGAGCATTTCTTGTATTTGAGTGGAATAATATTCAATATTAGTTAAAACAAGCTGTACGTGCTTCTTATTACGCTTATAGCGTGAAGCATCAAGTATTGCCTTTCTAATGTTTTCAATTTTCAACATTTCCGAATAAATGTTTCCTACTCTCTTCATGCTTTCTTTTATCCATACGGTGTTTCGAGAATCAACCTACTAAACCGCCCTTCCTAGATGATTTTTGGCAAGGGCCAAGGATAATATTTGCAAAGATTATTTTTCAAGATAGGCGAGCGCCGATATTCATGTCATAATTAGTAGTCCTGTTGTTGTTGAAGTAGAACAAGCCCGCATTAGACCTGTTGTTAGAATTACCGCCGAAGTACAACACCCCACCAAAGGAATCCAGCACACCGCAAATATTACCCAGTATTATATTGCCATAAAAATTATATCACATCTGGCTTTAATCATAAAGCCAGATGATCAAATCTTTTTATCTGGGGGAAGGGTCCCCCTAGTCCCCCTCAGGAAGGACTATTGAAAGGCGAGCGCCGAAATTCACGTCATAATAAGTAGACCAGTCGTAGACGAAGAAGAACAAGCCCGCATCAGACCTGCCGTCAGAAAAACCGCCGTGATAAATAATATAAGAATAATCTTCCGAGTCAGGAAAACCTATATAACTATAATCACAATAGCCTGTCTCTTCTGAGGCATCTCCTGCTGATGGAAGATTAACTCCATCAAAGCCCTCTACAACTCTTAACTCACTTACGTAACCGCTCATGTCTATTTTATCACTTGGAGACGTTGAACCCGTCCATGTCTTATATGCATATTCCTTATATGAATCATTTAATAAATCATCATATCTAGATGGATCAAAACTAATCGAGATTCTTTGCTCAGTTACTCTTGAAGTACCGCTTCCTGTACGTGTCCCTGTCAATAAAACACCATCTAAGAATTTATAAAAATTACCCCATGGATTTTCAATTCCTCTATAGCTAATTGCATCATTTACTTTGCTTCCTGTAGTAGATCCAATTCTATCTTTAGTTAGTCCAGTTGGCATATATCCAGAAACATTAAAACACCAATAAACTGTGGATGGTTCTTCATCTTCCCCGTATTGCTTTTGCTCATTAAAGTTAATTGGATCTCCATCAAACTCTACTTTAAGCATTCTTAATGTTGAGGTTTCACCATCTTGTACAACTTGCTTATCAAAGAATTCAAATGATACAATATTTCTTTGACCATAATACGTTCCATCATTATCATCACTAATAGTGATAATAGGCAATTGATTAATAATTTTTGTAATTGTTTCTTCTTCCCATCCAGCATAATCTAATGACTGAATTACAACATTAGCACTATTAGGATTTTCTTGATAGTCTAACTCATCACCAGGATACATTCCTAAGCAATCAGTTAAGCCCCTCACAACGCTTTGGCAGTTTCTAGTTGCAAATTCGATTGTGAACAGAACATTAATTGCTGATTGCTGTCTGATATCAAGTAACTGATATCCACTTCTTCTAGCTAAAGTTCTAAAATCACCTATTGTAATGTTGTTAGCTGGGAAGTGATTTGGCTTACTTACTAAAGTTCTATTATTTTCTGCTGCAGGTTCTGTTGAATAAGCAGCTTCATATTTAGCTACATAAATACAACTAGCAATAGATCCATCAGCTCTAAGGAATGCTGAATGTGGTTTTAAGCCATCTTGAGGTATTCCTGAAATAATAAGATCAGTGTACTCTTCGTCATTAGAATCTGTTCCTTTATTAACAGCACAATAGAATAATGGAATCTTAATGAATATATCATCAGATCCTAATAGTACTTCTTCCATGTCACACCATGGATACATCTTATCAAAGTCGTTCTTTTCACCATTAATACCTGCAGTTAAATTTGCGCTAGAGTACAATCTCACGCCTGTTGGATCTTCGCCATAGAATCTTACTCCATGAACAAGTGACTTAGTATTTGTGTTAACAGTTTTCTCTAATTCTTCAAACCTCATTGTTACCCAAGCAACAAACTCTGGATTATCAGTTTCTAATTGCTCCCCAGCATTAATTGACTTATATACATCTAAAGTAACTTGTGCTTTACTTTTCCAAGTTTTTGAGCCATTTGTTCCGTGGTATTCCATTTTATATTTACCAGAGACATCGATTGTAGAAGATTTAACAACGTACGTTGCATACCTAACACCATCTTCTAATTCTTCTTTTAAACGCTCAGTAAGAATTTTAGAACCATCCGGCTTAGAAAATTCTAAGAAATGATTCCATCCTTTTAAGAACGAAGGAATCTGAATCATAATTGACGTCACGTCATTTTCGCCAGTGGCGCCAAGCCAAGAAGGATAACCTTCTAAGATTCCCCATTCCCCTGTTGAATGTAATTTAATTTTTAATTTATTTTCCATTGCTTTATCCTCCTTTGCTATGGATCAATTACTAGAATCCTCTCAGCGAGTGTAGATAAAATTCATTAGTGGGGGTTCAATTCCGCACAACAAACCTCTATCTGGCTCGAGGATGCACTTATTAACTTGTTACCAAGTTTTACATGGTTCGGAGCAGAGCTCTTACTTAAACCACAAGCCACAATCAGGCCCTGTGATTCAACTTTACCACCTTGTCTTTCGACAAACACAGAGATGGGCCTGTATCAGGTCTGATGACAGTCTCTACACCCCCTGAGAAGATTCTAGTTAATCATTAACTAATCTATTGATATAATGAATAAATCACCTAAATTAATGCCAGCTTTAGTTAAATCTTGCCATTTTCTATTAGGTCTTATTGTTACTGTACGTGACAGTCCGCTTTCTGCTACTTTTTTTCCTGCAGAGTCATACAATTCTGCTTTGAAAGCAAATTTGAAATAATTATGTTTAAAGTCAGTTGCCATAACTCCATTAGCTTTACTTCTAGTAGCTCTTATATATGCAGGAATCGAAGTAGGAGTAATTGGAGTTGCAGCGCTATCTGGAATTTGTTGATAAAACATTGTATCGATGTAATCAAACAAATTATCAATAACATCAGTTCTCGTATACTTATATGAACCTTTTTGCGAAAGAGTTATTTTTTGTAGATCTGTATAATTAACAACTAACTTAAATGCATTAGAAGCAGGAAATTTTCTCCAACCAATCTTTGTATTGATTTTCACAAATCCTGTCTTATTAATATATAATTTATTTCCGCTATTCTTATTTCTATATCGACCACGTTGGATATATCTATATGCAACAAATTTAATCGTATAGTTGCTGGTAAATTTAGAATAATCATCTTTATTTCCTAAGCATAAATAAGAATCCGTCATGCCTTTCCCTCCATTAGAAGATGCCGACATAACCAATTCTAAGCGTGGTTCTGGAACACCTACGCCTAAAGCACCTGCAAAGGATCCTGCGGTACTTGATGTAATGATACCTATTAAAGACTTAATAGTTCCTGCAATACCAGATGGCCCAAAAGTAAATGATGCAACTTTATAATCAAATGTTCCTTCTTCACGTTCAATTAAATCAGCATTAGCTGCAACTGACGATAGAGACATAATCCATTCATATTTAGCATCATTGCCAATATGACTTATTCTTAAATAAAGATAGTAAGTATTACTAACCGAAGGATATGCACTACTAGAGAAGTTCATAATAGTTGTAGCAGAATCTATCTTTAATCGATATCCTCTAACCATTAAAAGTCCTGCACCTATACTAATAGTACTAACTGTATTAGTTAATTTACATCCATGTATTAATCCATTTTTTTGTTGAGCCGCTTGAAAATTAATCAATGCTCCATCATCTACATGTTGTAATACGTCATTATCAGTTGTTGCAACCGATTCTAATAACTTAATTCCCATTACGTTTGCCCTCCTTCTAATTTAGGATTTAAACCGCTAAAAGCGTTTATATCCTGATTCTCTTCACTTGTAGATCCACCAATCATTAACAATCTAAATGTTAGATCTATCATTAATCTATAATTATCTTCTACTACCACTTCCAAATAAGGTTTATCGGTAGTTACATCTCTAAATTGAAATGTTGCGATTTCACTTACTGGATCTCCTCCTAAGTTAACTGCCGGAGGACTAATCGTAAGTCTAGTGCCTATATAAGTCCCTTTAGACCCAATAAGAGCGGATTTCCATTGAACAATAGATCCAAGCCATAGTTTTCTTTGAATGCCCCAAACATCGCCATCAAATATCTTAAAATGCTCGTTTTTAAGATAAGAGGTATCATCTGCAGTTGAATTCCAAAAACTAGGTCTGAATATTTGTTTGCTTCTAAGATCGCTCCAGCCACCACCCAGCCATGAGATTCCCTCATAGGCCGAATAAGAAATATAGCCTGTAACCATTACTCCTACCACAGTACAACCCCTTGGTTTTGCAACTCCGGAACCTTCATAATAAAATTTATAAGTCTTATTTTCATTAAGATATTTTCCTGATTTAGGCTCATCCTTTTGATCTTGCCCCGTAACATGAAAGCATCCATTACTTACTTGTAGCAAATACATTCCTTTACCTAATTGGAGAGTATCTGATATAGTTTGAGCATTAGATGTATTACCTAAGCTTTTGCCTAAATTCGCAAATGTTGCCCTATTAGAATTCTTCCATCTATCAGCGTTATAATGAAGTAGATTAGCGACTGATCTACCATTCAACTTCGAGGTGAATTCCAAATATCTTACATGCTCAACCACTCCTTCATCATACGAATAAAACAACACTTCCGCATCAGTGATATAAGTGCCACTATTAGACTCCGCTCTATAAATGAATTTATACAACGGCATTCTTGCAATACCAGTTTTATTTTCAATCAAGTCTTCCCCACTTACATTTGGGTAATTAGCACCAGCATATTGTAGTTTTACATCTATCTTATTATAAGTAACATTTTGTAGGTCTATCTCTACATAAATAACACAATATTTTACTCCTGTAAGTGCCCCTAATTCAAAAGAATAGGTTTCAGTAATTTCAAACTCTCTTCCATATATCATCCCATATCCTGGCTCAATGTAGAAAATCTTGTTGACGTTATCGATATTAAATCCTACTCCCGAAAATATTCCTCCACGCCAAATTTGTTCAAAATGGTCTCCTCTCATCGAGTTATGTACTATTGAATCTTCATAAGGATCAATAACAGTTTCATTAGCTACTGTATTATTGACCATTTTCTTTAATCTTAATGCCATACTATTGTACACTCCCTAACATGAGCAAAGTTAAGTACAACTGACCATTAATAGTCGTATCACCTAACTTAATAGTTGCCTTTGTTTTGTTAACAGTAATTTCAACTGTCTCTTTATTTGTAACAGCTCTCGATATTGTAAATGGGAATTTTGTTGGATCCCCCACAATATAAGGCATATCATTATATCGTGCAGCACTACCATATAGCATCGCTCCTATAACATGACCTGACGGGATTGATAATGTCACTTCATGCGTAGAGTTTTTACTCCATGTAGCGGTATCGCCTTTTAAACAAAATTCTCTTGCAGTAACTAGATAAGCGTCTCTATTTTTCATATATAAATCATCATCAATAGAATTTCTTGTGGCACCTACTCCTGAATTACCTAAACCAGAAGCTCTATCAGCATAATATGCATGATCAGCATGCTTTACCAAGTCCCTGTCTGGAAAGACTAAATTTCCTACTTTCCTTCCGTTGATAACACCATCAGCATCCATCATACGCGCTTTTTCAGCATATCCTGGTTTGTAGATATATCTTTTATCGGATTTAGATCGCACTCCTAATAATTTTACACCTATCCTATATAATTCCATCGTTGCAGTTCCGTACCTATTTTTGATTAAATCTGTATTACCTAATGATGGGTAACCACTACTTCCGTATTGTGCTTTAATAGCTATTGATTCTTCATCATATCCATCATTTCCTTTAGAAATAGTGAGTTCGATATAAACAACTACATAATTATATCCTGATAATGAAATCTCTATTGTTTCGTTTTCAGCTAATTCAAATTGTCTTCCATAAAGCATTCCCATACCTGATTGGACTATTAGTTTATCTTGCTTCATGTCTAGATAGGCATTAAATTGGTTATATACTTTTTCAAAAACACCACCACGTGTGTCTCCTGTATAGTCATGTCCTTTGGCATTGTGAAAAACTACAGCATCATCAAATACTGTAACTTCTCCTGAATTTGTAGATCTGATTAATCTAATTGCTCCCATGACTTACCCCTCCTTAATACCAATATTGTTCGAGCCTTCCAAAAGCCACTTTTATTTTCCCCGTATTATCTTCTGAAATTTGCATTATGGGCAATCTTCTTTTAGTTTCGTCATCTGCAGCATTATACCCATAAACATCTGCAAATGTATTTAGATCTAATTTTCTAAGTAAATATCCCATCTCACAGTCTGTATTGATCTCAACTTTTCCTTTAAACCTATTTCCCATGAGTTTTTGATACGCACTAGAAATTCCATTAGCCAATTCGTCCACAAGAATTGTTTCTACTCTTGCAGGTTGAATGATTTTTTTTATATCATCGCTGTCCCAAGTAGATGATGGCGTTTTAGCAACTATTCTATCGTCGCTCAATAAATATACCGTTAATCGTTCCAATCCTATTTGATCGTCATCATTAGATTTCAATCTAACGATTATCCTATTAGTAACAGATGTATCATTAATAATTCTGCTTTCATTAAAATCAGAAAGCTTAAAAGATATTAATTCATATATACGTTTGACTTTACAAGTTATAGTTCTTTCACTTAGATTAACATCGAACACAACATAGCAATCATACATCATGTTAAAATTTTGAATAGTATTCCATACATTACCTATTGCAGCAGTTCTATCAATCCAGTCCTCGTGCCACCCTTGAGATTCTGCAGTAAGTGGATCATGTTCTCCTATATCACTTGTATCTATAATGAACTTGATTTGATACTCACTATCAGCTGCAGGATCTGTTGTTGTAAATCCGCTATTTGGTAAGGTAAGCGGTAATCCTAATAGATATTCATATATTTGTTGTAGACGAGTCTTACTTACATTTCCTGAGGTCACATCATATATATCTGAAGTTCCAATATTAGTAAGATCAATAGGCATTTGTTGCTTATAAATTTGGCGTATGTCTGTTCCTTTATAAGTGGTCATTCCATCTTTAGTATTTGGCTTTCCACTGAAGGAAAGATATTTTAGAGATCCATCATCATTATGCAATCCTATATACATTGCTTGTGCACTATTTTCCATTTCTCTAGTAGTAATGGATAATTCGTCAAATTCATAAGCTTTTCTTACTAGACTCCATTTATTAGTTGCATATGTAGACCATGTGCCAAGGGCTTTCAAATTTTTATCATATAAACACGCAAACATAATACCATTCTCCTAAATAACGTATTGAACATAACTTACTTCCACTGAAGGATTAGTAGGCTCTGTTCCATCTAAATTTGCAATAATATTGCTCACTCCAGGAATAGCCATTAAGAAAGTATCAGTAGTTTTATCTATTTCATTAAAATAATCAGTTCCTGATACGGCATCCTCCGATGAATATAGTGTTATCCTTTGATTTATTCCATCAACAACTAATTTCTGACCAGCTTGTAGAGTAATACCTCTAAATTTAATGGTTGCATATATGTTTCCATCAGAATCAGTTAAAGACATCTCTGGATTAACAATCTTTCCTCTAAAAGTCACGCTTAGAGGAATATTTGCAATAAAATCATTTTTTATAACATTATCACTGAATGATCCTCCCCCATATTTATACGGATAAGTATATGGGTATTTTTTATTGGAGTCAGAGTTACTTATTGTTACGATTTTTCTATTTCTCAAATAGTTAGGTGTTAATGGCTTGACGGATAATTGAACACTTGTAACATTGGCCTCTAATGATATCAATTCATAGTCGCTAATATATACATCAACAAGTCTTTCATGTAATCCGTTTGTATATTGTAGCGTTAACTTAAATTTATTCAGATTAACATATGCTCCTAACCAATTTTGGAAGGCCTCCGCTTGAGCATAACTTTGAGGTTCAATAAAGTGAACTTGTAATTTAACTAACTTTTTTTCCATTATTTGCTTAACTACGTAATCAACAGTATCAGTCTCTTGAACTGTTACTTTCTGTTTAAATCCGAGACCACTAACTTGAGTTACTCTATCCATTTGATATTCACTTAGGAGCTTATCTGTTGCTTTTGAATAAGCTAATAATTTAAACGATCTTATCATTATTATTTACCTCCCACCTGAATCACTTTTGAATTTAAGCCATCAATTACCTCGTCAAGATCAACTTCAGATTTTACTTCGACATTAGTACTTGAATAATCATTATATGTAACATTATTAGTAGTACCATTTCCATTTGATTTATTATAATCTGTTGTTAATGCAACATTTGTGCTATCTAGCAATCCATCTACTGACGACGTATCAACATCAAGAGAATAAGTAGATCCAAAAATTGCACTTAACAATGCACCAATAGCTACTACAATTCCCGCTACTATCAATAATTTAGCTACTAATGCTCCTAATGTTATATTAAGCGTTGTTGTAACTACTTGGACCGCTTGAATGAGCGCTGCAACTTTAGGCAGTATCGCGACAACAGCCAACAAAATAAATAATATTATTTGACCAGCAGGGCCTATGAAATTTAAAACATTTGCTACTGCTGTTAGAATAGGCAGAAACGCAGTTGCAATATTCATCAAAGCCATAAGACATGGAACAAGAGACTCTCCCATATCAACCACAGCTTGCTTAGCTGTATTTTTTAAATTATCAAAAGCATCATTTAATTTGCCAGCTTTCTTTGCTTGCTCATCAGTAATTAATCCAGCCTTTTCAAGCTCGGCATTTAACGAAGCTATTTCAGATGCAGTAAGTTCTGATACCATTGCAAGATCTTGACCGCTAGTACCTAATAGCGCGTATGCCGCAGCCGTTCTTTCGTCGATATCTTCTATTTGTTGCAATTGTTCTATGATTAACAACATAGCCTCATGAGATCCTAGTCCACTCAAATCTTCGAGTGTTAATCCTATCAATCCTAATGCAGTAGCTGCCTTTGAAGACCCTTTTTCAACTTGTCCTAAAAGGCTCGTAACACTATTTAATACATTTACATAACCATTATCATTACCTGTTGTTTTACTAAAAATATGTTGCCAATATTGATACGTTGCTGCACTTATATTAAACCTTTCTGACGCTTCATCTATTGCATCACCCGTAGCAGCGAAAGCTGCGCCGATAGCAACAACAGAGGCTAAAATTGCAGTACATGCTCTTGAAATCCCAGAAAGCCCAGTTTGAAGATTTGAAAGCTTGGTAGAATTAGTTTTTTGTAATTCCTTATTTAATACTTTCACTTCACTTTCAGCTTGTGAAATCTGTACTGATAGCTTTCTATAAGCTTCAGTAGTAGAAGCTGTTGGGTCTGAAGATACCATCGCAGCTTGACGTTCTCTTAAAAGTTTAACTTTTTCAGTAGCCAATGCAATTTGGTTCTTCAAACTTTCAGCTTTTTTGCCAGCAAGATCCAAGTTGGTTGGATCCAGTTTTAAAGACTTAGATAGCGACGAAGTTTCTTTCGCGCATGCCTTAAGTGATGAATTTATTGTTCTAATTTGAGCATCAATTTCAGCTAGCGATCTACTAACCTCAGTTGCCATATAACTCCCTCCTATTCTAATTTATCTATTGCCTCAATAACTCTATCATTGATTCTTCCATCAATTCCTTTAAGTTTATGAACGGCTCTATCAATATGTTTTGTTCCTGCTTGAGTCGCAGTTCCTTTATTTAAAGATCTAGCAATTAGACTATATGGTTTGCCATTTTCATTGTATCCATCATAGTCAATCTTATGACCATATTTTCTGCCATCATCAATTTTCTCCATTTTCAAAGTATCTACCAAGTGGACATGTTCGATGTTAGATACAGGAGTGCCATTTTTCATAGCATTAAAAACCACCTGGCTTTCTTCATCAATTACTTGCTTAGTTACTTTCTTAACAGTGGGACCTAGATCCGATTCTAGCTTTTGTAAATAATCAATCAATACTTTCATTATTTCCCCTCCTACATCTTATCTAGGTCATCTTCTGTATAAGTCGGACCCGATTGTGATCCTTTATTTTCGACCGCTCCCCAGCATTCGATAAAGGAAACCAGGTCATCAATATCCCAAATATCCATAAAAATAGGTGGAATATTAAGCCTAGCAAAGCAGTATGCTATCTGAACATCAGAATCTATGTTCTTGTTCTTAGAGGGATTACCTGCTTTGCTTACGCTTTTTTTGGTTTAACTAGCTCTGTAATGACATTAATTAATTCAGGATCGCTGATATCATCCATTGTAATTTCATTAGCAACATCCACCGCTTTTTTTGAATAAGCTTCAGGATCGCCAGCTTGACGCAATGCAACATATAAATTAACTACAATAATTCCAGTATCAACTTTGTTCAACAATTCGATGTCATCGTCTGTTAAAGTTTCAGGATGTTGCAACTTAGTTTGAATCTTTCCTACTCTGCTTAACATTGCAACATCTGACGTAAATCCTCTCCCTGTATTTTTTTTATAAATGCCATAGACACTACATGCATTTCCTAAAGTTTTGCCTTTATAACTTAATTGACGCATAAATTTTCCTCCTTAATTATGCAGTTGGTTGCTTATATAAATCTTGAGCTGTTGGTTCTCCATCAACCCATCCTTTATTTCCGTGATAAACTGTAGCATATACTCTAGAAACAGATCCTGTTTGGATAACTTCTCCTACAAATGATAATGAAACACTTGTTCCACTGTCATCTTCCGTTTTACATTCTTCAGTAATTGGATCAAATTTAACTTTATAAAGCCATTTTTGGAATTTTACTCCTTTTTCGTTTTTGCCTTCAAAAAAAACTACTACAGGCTTTTCTGTCCCAGTCCCAGCTAAATGATTAATATTACCATTTGTATCTTTTTCTACTTCTTGTAATGCAGCCAAAGCAGCAGCATCAACACCATAAGCTTCCATATCACCTTTATATCCCACAATAGCTTTGTGTTCTTCTTCGCGATCATCAGCATTTAAAGTTTTGATTTTGACAGTAGGCGTAATTTTCACTCTGATATTATTTACTTCTGTTTCCCCTTCTTTAATTGTAACTAACTTAATTGGAGCAGCTACAACAGGATACCCATCAGTACCAAAACTTGTAATCGGAAATATTCTAATTTTAGATAACATAATTCTGTCCTCCTATATTTTTTTAGTGGCTGAATAGCGAATTTGAGTTAGGCCATTCATATTATCAATGGAATCAGATGCCACCAATTCAAAATTCCATTCTTCATTTTCAAAGGCTTCATTAATCTTTTTCAATAAATCTTTTGTACTTTGATGCAAAGCTCCTAATTTTGTATAAACGTCTATCGAAACATATACATGTCTTATTGCCACTCTGTTATCTGCGCGTCCTATAGGATTTGCATCTACAATGTCCCAAATTACAAAGTTAGATTTCTTGCTATTATTGATATCAGGGACTTGCTTATTCCAAAACAATGTATCCTTACTGGCAAGAGCTTCTGAAGATGCCATTTTACTACCATCTTTCAGTCCCGCTTGAGATAATATTGAAGGAATTGCATCTTGAACTTTAGAAATTACTTCTACACTATTCATTTTCAATCACCTCATCAATTTCAAATTGTTCTGATACAGCTTGACAAGTTAATTTTATTTCAATATTTCGATCTTCGTAGTAGTCTACTCCAATCACTTTTAATACTTTGTCCTTAAACTCAACATAGCAATCTACGCTTATTCCTTTTCGATAATTAATAACCACCAAGTAAGTGCTTGCATCTTGATGCGAATCAGAAGAAAACCCTTCTTTAGCTATAAGTTGTTTAACATGAGCATTAAGATATTTTTCTTTTGGGTGTTTATATTCTTTAACTATTGTCACAGTAGAATCATCTTGAGTACGTTTATATATTTGAAAGATTTTTACTTTTCTATCTTTGATAGAATATTTTGCTCCACTACTCATTTTTAATACCCCTTACAATGTCTTGTAGATCTGTTATAGCATTATTAATCCCCATAGTGTACTCGTACTTATCGCGAAGATCTGTTTGTTCAAAATGTCTATTCCTAATTAACATTTTGGCACAATCTACAGCAATAGGTTTAGCTCCTTCAGGAAGAGTAGTAGGGTCCATTCCTATTTTTTGTGAAATAAAGGAGGTAGCCCAAGAAGCATATTCTCCTAACATTTCATCGTCGTCAAAATCATCATCTAAATATATAGCCTTTTTGACTTGCTCACTTGTTAAGATGTTTTTCATTCCATCCTACCTCCTTATAAATTATTAACTAGATTTTTTTTGTACCGTAAATGAACGCGCCAGGAACAGGTACAGTTGCACAGAATTCAGATGCAATATAATCTGTAATTGCAGATCTTGCAACTCTGTCTGTTTCAAGTCTCATATCGATTAAGCAGTTTGCTTTATAATATTTCGATACGTTACCCAATAAGAAGTCACCTTCGTTTAAGTTTTCATCAACTTCTACTTTAATAGGCCCCATGTTATTAATGCCTGTAGCATTATTAAATACTGGATGTCTAAAGTTACCATTTGCATCAACAGAGAATGCAATTTCATCATAAACATCTTGAGCTAAATATAATTTAGCTCCTTTACGGAATTTACCTTTGCTTAATTTAATTGTATTAACAATTAATTTTACATAATCGAATCCTGAAGATGATGTATCGTATCCGCCAGCTACTGCTGGAGTAGCATTTAAAGTAATACCAGCAACGTGATCATCAGTTCCTGATCCATAAATTAAATCTGTGCCCCAGTCTTCTTCCATATCAATTAATAATTGTTCAACAATGTATGATCCTAAATCAAATTCACTTAATGCTAATACTTCATCAGTTACACGAATAATAGTTTGTAAATAACCTTTTGTACCACTGATTTTTGCCCATTCCCATTGATTATCTGTTCCAGCTTTACCTTCTGCTTTAGCTTTAGCTTTTGTTCTTGATTTACGATAAGGGAAATCAACTAATCCTGGAATATGAGTGAATACAACATCACGGAAGATAGGACTTAATTTACCTTCTTCTTTTAATAAATCTAAAACTACTTTTGTAGAAATAAAGATACCTGCGTTATTTACGCCATCAGCTGCAGTTGATGCAGCTACATATGTTGCTGCAGTTGTAGTTAAAGCACTACCTAATGCTCTTTCTTCTACTTCAGTGAATTTTCCGCCACGAACTTTTCTTCCAAGTACAAATGCTAATTTACTTCTTAATGTAGATCTAGCACTAATAGCACATCCCTTACCACCATTTGTAATTTCAACTTCTGCTCCTTCATTAAATCCTCTTTGGATTGCATCTTTTTCGGCAGCTAAGATTCTAGATCTTTCTTGAGTTAAACTTTCAACTTCTGTTTTAATTTCCGCCATTCTTTTTTCGCCTTCTTGTGTAGTAACATCAAGGCCTGATAATTCTGTGTCAAGCTCTCTCATGCGAGCTGCAATTTCTTTTAGTCTGTTCATAATATTTTCCTCCTATATAGACTTAAATAAATTTTCTAATATTTAGTAATAGCGATTCTTTACACTTTTGACGTTCTTTTCTTGCTTTCTCGGAAGCCTCCACTTCCTTGATACGAAGTGCCTCCACATCTTCATATCTTCGAGCATAAAGTTCTGTCGCTTCATACGCTGGAACAGTTACTGCTGCAAAATCATACACTGTATCAATCTTGTAAACAGTCCATCGATGCTCTGTTTCGTCGTATGCTTCTTCTTTTATAGTGAAAGCGAATGACATTCTGTCAATAATACCGCTTCTTACCAATTCATATAGATCTCTACCAGCTGTTGTATTAGCTAGTTCTGCGTAGAAATAGACTCCATCGTCTCTTTCTTCGATTTTTAGAGTTCCATTTTTCACTCTTGCCATTGCCATGACATTGTCCGAGTGATTGTACTTTAAGTAGCAATAATCAATATTAGCACCTGCAAAAGCGCCCTTTTTAATAACTTCTTTATAGTCAATACCGTTATATCTAAATAAAACAGTTTCCTCATCGTAACAAATAGCCTTACCCTCTAAAATCATTTTTCCTTCAGCATTGTCAGACACTGAAGCAGCTCTTACTTCTAGAGATCTCAAGTAGTTGTTATATGGGTTCATTCTTTTAAAGAAATTTTCATTATTGTTCGGTTTCTTTATCTTTGGATCCATCATCTTCATCCTCCTTATCATCTGAATCATCATTACCTACATCTTGATACTCGTTCTGCTTATTTGCTTGAACGAAATTTAACGATGCCATAGGCTTATCTCCACCTTCCATATGCGGTAGTAGTAATAAGTCGCATATTACATTTGGCACAATAATAGGTAGTTTCAAATACCTATCAGCAATAGCATTTCTTGTAGCTAGTGATGCCGTTTGTAATCTATCAATCATCACGCTAATTTTATTACCTGCAGATAATTCCTTTGTTGTAAAAATTTTATACATCAATTCATCTTCAAGTTTTATAATCAATGGCTCAAGTGAACCTTCATAATAGGCTTGCCACTCCAATTCACTGAAGGTGTTATTAATGATTTTTTCATTAATTCCAAGATAATCATATATCTCAGATTTCATATCTTTGATATGTTCAGGTTCTGCATATCGTCCTTTTGAAGAATCTACAGGCTGAATCGATGCAGTTCCATCGGCATAAATGACTCCTAATTTATTATCTTGAAGCCAATTCTTACTAAATTCTTCTGCACGTGCTTTCTTAGCGTCTTCATTAAGCACTGTTGCCGTTTGAAGAATGAATCTAATAAATCCAGACATCTTAATTGCTTGTTCTATACCCTCATAGTTTGTTTGAATTGTTTTAATTGCCTGTTCAATCGGTTTGCTTTTTCTACCAAATATATTTTTTGAATCAGCATTTCGTGTAAGCATAATTAGATCGTCTAATTTTGCTACTCGTTCAGAGCCATCAATTCTAAATTTTAAATAAGGTTCATCTGTGTCCTTATCTATTCTAAAAACCGTAGAACTATCATCCATCTTAATTGGCCATATTGCCTTTAATGGTTCTTTGTAATTCATATAATCCCATTCCAGATATAGTACTGCAATGTTATATGTAAAATAGTCATTAGCAACTATTTCATATAATTGACTTGCTGACATCAGTTTATTAGGCCTTAGTGTGAGCAAATAATTTAACTTATTTCTTGTTTTAGAAATCTCACCATCAAAATATGCTCTAGGTCTAATTTTAGAAAAATGTCGAGCATGCGCATTTACAGCTGACATGAAAGTTGAATTAAATTCTGGGTCCTTTGAATTTGAGAAAAAGTAATTATAAACATCTAAAGCATTAACTACTTTAGAATGCATTCCTTTACTTTTATTAGTAAAGAAACCCACAATTGAATTCCAAGTATCTTTAATTCCCATCTTCGCACCTCCTTATCAGCTTAAATACTGTTCTATATTTTGACACAATGACACGTATCCATTTATGATAGTGGCTACGCCATCGATTTTTCTACCTAGTTGATCCCCAGCCTTTTTAGGCATATAGTTACCATTTCGGTCTTGTACTAACTCAACGTTCGAGAACATCCATTTAGTAACTGGGTTATTCTGATAAACTAAAATCTTCTCCTTCAAGTGTGATTCTACTGTTTGCATCGGAACACTTAATGTAAGGAATCCTTGTCTGGTAGATATTAGACAATGTTTTTTAGCAAAACCTTGAGCCTCAAAATCTTGTACTAAATACTCAGCAGAATAAGAGTCATAATTAATATGTTGATATATGTAACCATGCTCTCTAATCTCCTCCATTACATAATTGACGATGTCATGATAATTGATTTGTGTATCACCTGATAAACGTATCAACTTTCTTTCTATCCAAGCATCCCAAGGAACCCTTGAATTCTTTTTAACTTGGTCGTCTCTGAAATTATGAGTCATCCAATACATCGTTTTAGCAATTACCTTTCGATTTTCTTTATCAAATAATAAAGTAGTAAACGCAGTAATATCGCCACATCTTGAAAGGTCAAATCCTCCTAAAACAATAGTTCCATCTAACTTTTTAAGATCTTCTTCAGAATAGACTTGTTCATTGTTAAATATTTCAAAATTTAACCAAGCTTTATTTTCAACACCACGTAAGTTGAAGTCTTTTGTTTTGACAGTATTAGCTAAATTTAGATCAACAGACATTCTTTCTACTAAAGCTCTTAATTTAGCTCTATCTTTTATGACATCAATAGCTGGATTGGATTTGATCCAACAATCTTCGTCATATATTTCCTCCTCATTATCTAACTCATAGATTAATGGGAAGAAAGTATCATCCTCTATAATTCCATCCAAGACCTTTGTTGAATAGTCATACATATCATCGTACAACCCTTCTCTTACAAAGCCTCCAGTCGAAATCATTGAAAGCAAAGGTTGAGATCTTGCAGACATAGACTGTTTAATCAAGTCGTAAATCTCACGTGTCAATGTATGTACTTCGTCTATGATTGCTGCAGATGAATTCAATCCATCCAAAGCATCCACATTCGATGCCAATGCGATGAAATGAGAATCTCTTTCAGGAATATAGATATCTGATTCAGGAAAGACTTTCCACATGTATGGTCCGTGACCAATCTTTCCTTTTCTAGGTGACTTATTGCCCGATAAAGCTGGATTTTGAGCCACCATTGATTTAGCTTCGCCCCATACACGTTTTGCTTGTTTATAAGTTGCCGCACATGCATAGACTTCTGCGCCATCTTCTTCTCGAGTTAGGTATAATCCAACAGGAGCATGTTCTGTAGTCTTACAGTTCTTACGAGCTCTGACATCAAATATTTCCTGGAAACGTCTTAGACCTGTTTCTCGATGTATTATTCCAAAAATAGCTTGCCATTTAGCCTTTTGAAACAATAATAACTTTAATGGTTTACCTCTCCACTTGCCTTTTGACTGCCAGCAGAAACGCTCCATAAACTTAATAATTTTTTCGCCTCTTTTTTCATCGAATCTATACTTTGGATGCTTATCCAATATTACAGGTTCAATTATGTTAAAATACAACTTTTTAACTTTCTCAGAGGTTACTATTCGACCGCTTCTAATCTCATCAATATATTGAGCTATATAGTTCATTCATTACTCCTCATCGAAGAAGTCATCTAATTCGTTTTTTTCCTTAGGTTTCTTTTGTGCTTGTTGACCAGCAATGAATATTCCTAAGCCAGCTCTTGATGAGGGACTCAACCCCAAATGATTGGATAGAGAACTAATAATCTTAGTACATTTCTCTATTTGCTTGTACTCAAATTCACATGATTCCATATAGAATACTTTATGGTTTCGTTTTGCTTCTTTCCTTGCTGCTTCAATCGAGGCCTGAGCAAGTTGCTGAGTAGCTACTGCTTCGCAGTAAGATCTAAGCATAGCAATATCTAAATCACATAAGAATTGATAATCAAGATCTAATTCTTGATACAGTGCTACTACTCTTTGCCACTCTTTTTTTGCTAAAGCAGTTAACCCCTTAGGCGGAGTAAATATATCCGCTGTCTTTGGAGTGATATTTTTTTCTGCTTCCATTCTTCTGGCCAATGTTTCATTTGAGATGCGGTCTTTTGTGTTGTCAATCAAGGAAGCTGGTTTAGCTCTGCGGCCGCCACCGTTATTTGTTCCTTTTGAGGCTCCCATACTATCCGCCTCCTTGATGACTATGCTTTAGACTCCCGGATCTAAAACATGGAAGAAATTTATGCAACCAATCTAGTGTTGGATAGCAACTATTTTTAAAATTCATAACATGCGCCTCCTGTTCCACAAAATAAATCGAACAAAGTTTTGTCATCTCTGTCCTATCTTTCATTAGCTCATTGCCAAAAGTTTACAAAATCTCAAATATATTTTTTAAAACTCCAGGGCCGCTGAACTAAGTATGTGATTTTTTACTTTTTGACCGGGGGGGTATGTATCACATTGCCCTCTGCATCAAAACTAATATCAGATCTTACTTCCTTTTCTGCACTGCTACGCTTCGCATCATGACATGACTTGCATAGCAATTGAAGATTAGACTGATCAATTGAAATGAGCGGATTATCAATGTTCTCTAATGTTAATGGAATGATGTGATGGACCTCTTGGCCTGTGCACCCACATTCTTCACAAATTCCTTTCGCTAATCTTCTTTTAAGATCTCTAGCTCTTATCCACATCTTGGATTTATAGAACTTAAGTATTCGCTCTGGTGTTCGCACTGATAATCCCCTCTTTGTAAATATTAAAAAATGGCAACCCACTAGGATGGGCGCTATCCTAGCAAGTTACCATTATTGTACTGCATTTATAAAATTAAATCTGACCACTAAAAATTATTATCAATTGCTTGAATCTCTACTGCTTCATCAACTGATGGAATCTTAGTTACATCTTCTTTATCAGATGCATTGATAGTTGTTGAAATAGTATCAAAGTCTTCCAAACTCTTAATTGCAGCAGATAACTTTTTAATACGAGCATCATATGGCGCTACAACCGTTGCACGTTCTTCTTTTGCTTCTTGTAATTTTCTTTTTAACACTTTAATCATAACTTATATCCTCCTTGATTCTGTGTATCCTAGCTTTTATTGATTCCATTAAATCATCTTGACTTAATGACTTTCTTACTAAACTTTGTTTAGTATCTTCATCATAAGTGCCTTTAGCAATCAAATGATGAATAACTACAGTATCCTTTTGCCCTTGCCTGAATAACCTAGCATTAGCTTGTTGATACTGTTCTAGATTCCACGTCATTGTAAACCATACAATAATGCTTCCTCCATATTGTAGATTCAGTCCATGTGCCATTGATGCAGGATGCGCTAGTAGCAATCTAATCTTACCCGCATTCCAATCTCTTATATCTTGATTATCTTTTAGCGTTCTCGGTTTTAATTTACTGAACCTTTTCATCAATCTATCATAGTCATGTTTGAAATTATAAAAGACCATAATGTTTCGCCCTTCGTTCTCTTCTATGATCTCTTCTAAAGCATCTAACTTCTTATCATGAACAACAACATATTTACCATTATCCTCTTCTTCAATGTACGATGCACCATTAGCAAGTTGTAACATCTTACCACTAAGTGATAACGCATTCTTAGCAACTATCGTGTTGACCCTATGTCCTTCTGCTTTGCCTTCTTCAATAATTCTAATGATTCTATCATTCTCTAATTTTTTTACCATCTTTAGCTCTTCTGGATCCAAGTTGATAGTAATAAAATTATCTATTCTTTCTGGCATCTTAATATTGCCTTGCCATTTTAATCCTACTGCCAAATGTTTAATAGCATTCTGAATATCCTCTTCAGCTTCTGGTCTAAGAACATAATACCTTTGACCATTAACTCCTGGCTTTACTATGGCAAATCTGTCTCTAAATGCCGTGATGTTTTTACCTAATGACTTACCTTGATCAAGTAAGTATATTTGGGCCCAAAGATCTTGATATCCATTTGGACTTGGCGTTCCTGATAACAAAATCACTCTTGATATTGCTAATTCATCACCTTTTTTTAAATCACACATGAATTTAAGTCTTTCAAATCTAACTGCTTTATGATTCTTGAATGAAGAAGATTCATCGATTATTAAACAGTCAAATGGCCATTTGCGAATCTTTAAACAATAGTCAATTAGCCACTTAACGTTGTCCCTATTTATAGTGTAAATATCCGCATTCGATTGTAATGCTTTTATCCTCTTTTTTTCTGAGCCTAAGATTTTTGAAATTCTTAAATGTTTTAAATGATTCCATTTTAATATTTCATCTTCCCAAGTGGCATCGGCTACATGTAATGGAGCAATTACTAAGACTTTTGAAATTTCAAAATATTCATAAATCAATTTTTCAATTGCTGTTAGTGTTGCAGAAGTTTTTCCTAATCCCATATCAACAAACAATCCTAATCTTGGTTGTTCAATAATCTTATCAATCATGTATTGCTGATAATCATGCGGTTTATAATCCATTAAGTTTTTCTCCTTTCACCATTCTTTCTATGAATATTTCAATCTCTTCATAATTTTTAATATTTACTACTTCAGCATCGCGATTTTTAATTTCATCTTGCTGATAAATTTGCATATCACTTAAGACACCACCTTTTGGCTTTTTAGTTTCAACAAATACAACTCTTCCACCTTTCCAAATAACTATTCTATCTGGAACACCAGTTTCACCACTTATCCATTTGTAACACTTTCCTCCATGGCTCTCAACTCGTGATATTAACCTTTCTTCAATATTTTTTTCTTTCAACCTCACCGCCTCCTACTTCATGTAAACGTAATCTCTTTTTCAAGTTTCTTATATAGGCGTATTCTGTTTTTTCCCTACGCGCACATATAGACCGTTTTTTTTCTGCTATTATAATTACAATTAATTACTCAAATATTTAATATGAGAATTTTTGTTTACATTGTTTACATAGCCATTTTTGACTTTTTTATTATTTCATAATAGAAATAATAGCCTTTGCTACTTAGAGTAAACATTAGCATTTTTTCTTATTGTTTACACGTGTTTACGATGTTTACAATACTACCAATCGATGTCATCATCAGTGTTTACCGACATCATAGGTACAAATGTTGGAACCATGTCGAACTGAGCATAAATGTATCGAGCTAATTCTTCTTCGCCTACATTCTCTAGCGCTTGAGCTATTGCTACTGCGGTGTTTTTGAATTTATCATAGTTATTATTTTTTGGATGTCCGATTTGTACAAATCTAATTACAGACATAATCACGGACGATAATAATTCTAGACTTCGCATTATCAAGTCAAAATCTTCTTCGATTAGATCTTTATCCGGTATTGCATGTTTATAAATATCTTTAAGTTCTCGTTCAGTAGCATCGAGCTTAGAATTATCTGTCCTTAATAGAACCCCCTGTAATGAATCACCATGGAATCTATGTAAAGCATCTTTAGCTCTATCAACTATATCTTTAGCCATTACCAATCAACATCCTCCTCTGCTTCCTTTTTAGAAAATGCTTCTGGAGTAGCTTTAAAGGCCATTCCTGATTTACTACTAAAAACAGCAATTATTCTTTCTTCATAAGGGACGTTTGGATAAGTGTCCTTTTCTAAAAGAACTTCCAAAAATTTGCCATTAACTTGGATGTACGATTTCTTATTTCCTTCAAGATCTATTGTGGTAAATAAGTCACCATTTTTAAGATCTTCAATATCAATTTCTTCTACTCTTTGGCACACTACTTTTTTAGGCATAGTTAACAATCCTCCTCTATTACGTCAAGCTGTAAGAACATTTTTAAAAGATTCAAATCAGCTTCTAATATGGTTACTCCTTTTTCTATCATTTCAAGATCATCGCGATTAGATATACCCCAAGGAACGATTTCATAATCCTTTATCTTTTCATATTGAACTCTTAATGAGATATAACAGCCTTCCAATATTTCTTTTCTATAGTTTTTACTACGAGTTCCATTTGGTCGAATTGAAATTGATTTCAGTTTATACCCCATATCAGATAACAATACTTCTAAATTGGTTTGTTCTTTAGCCAATACGTCATATGAAATCTCAAGAGCATTTTTCAACTCCCTTAATTCGTCTATATCGTGTTGAACGCATCCTTGACATGATGCATGAGGTAATGCAATTTCTAACGCATTAATTTTTGCTTTTGCCAATTCTATAGCACTTTTAATTTGATTAAGCATTTTTAGTTTCTCCTTTCAAAGGGCACCACGAAGGTGTTCTTTTAATAGTCATCTCTGTTTCATGTCTTTTTGTCTTACAGACAATAGTTGCTCCTGCAGTATGATTAACTGAACTTGGATTTAGAGGATGAACACAATAGTACCTATTTGGTCTTCCTTTATAATCTTCAAATTGACAGTACTTACACACCTTGCAATGCACTGATTTTTCTAGCTTGTTTTTCATTGATTAGCGCCCTCCTTTTTTCGCTTCTTCTGATACAATTTTCAACATGCGTAACTATCTCTAAATTAGCTACTTGATTATGCTTTTTATTTCCATCAATATGATCGATAGATAAGTGCTGTTCTCGGAGAGTGAATCCTTCAACTAAATGAGTTCCATTACAGTCTCCAAATTTTTCAACTACCTTTATATGAACAAAGATATGTTTCCTCTTTCCATCGATATATAAAGTGACTCTATTGTAGCCACTTGAGTTTTTATTTTGTCTCATGATAATTCCATGAGCCTGAGAATAAATTCGTCCCATATTGCTAATAAGATATCCAGCACATAATGGAACGAACTCTTCGCCAGGTTTCTTTCTTACTTTTAATCTCATTCTTCTACCCTCGTATATCCTCTTTGAGTACCATATTCGCCAAATCTTAACGAAGTAGCTTTAACCCAATTTGGACTATTATCTAAACAGTTATTGATTTGACGTGATATTTGATTAGTAAATGAAGCTTTGTCCTTTTCAAATGCAACGCACCATATTTCTAAAGCACATATTTTAGTTCTTTTAACGGTGTTGCCTTTTGATAACTCACTTCTATAATCCTCTGTTGCCTTCATCCAGGATATTTGTTCTTGGATAGATTTTGAATACCAATCAGCAGGTATATCCATTTCAATAAATTCTTGTACCACACCAAGAAAAGGATTCTCTACAGTATGATCATCTTGAGCTTGTACCATTGCTTGTTCTGTTTCCTTAGAAAGTTCCATGAAGTTTTCACCTTTTCTAAACATATGAACAGCCTCAGCCCATATTTGATCGATAACTTCTTGTGTAAGATCTTTCCATACATTAAATCTACGTTTAGAATCATCTACTTCAATAATCCAGAATCTTCTATTACCAGAAGGATCTGAAAGGAATTCTCTCTCATTAGTAGTACCTATAAAGATACATTGGCGTTTATTAATAGATGTATTACGAGCATATGCTTTTCTGTAGATGTCTTCTTGCTTAGTAATATATGATTTAATAGCTTCTCGATCAGCTTTCTTAAGAGCATTTAATTCGCTCATTTCCATAATCCAAACGCCGTCAAGAGCCTCATAAGACTCTTTGCCTCTAACATCGATTAACGTGTCGCTAAACCATTTCCCAGCTAGCATTTTGAACAAAGTAGATTTACCAATTCCTTGACGACCTACAAGAGTAGTCATATAGTCAAACTTACATCCAGGATTGAATATTCTTGCCACAGCCGCAACTAATGTCTTATGTGTTATTTCTCTATTAGCTTTTGTATCATCAGCGCCTATGTAATCTATGATTACAGAATCTAATCTAGGAACACCATCCCATTTCAAGGATAATAAGTAGTCTTTGACTGGGTGGAATGTTTGATTTGCAAACACATTATCAACCGCATCTTGGATATTACCCTTTGCCGATATGGCATAAACTTTTTCAAGATACGCTCTTAATCTCGATTCGTCTGCATCTTCCCATATTTCGGTATGTTTTTTCCATGGTAACCTACCTAAAACTTCTCTTCTTCCATTAAATATATTCAAACATAATTTACCTTTAAAGAAATAATCATTTTCCAAAATAATAACTACGTTATTAATTGAGCCAACATATTCACCACGTTTATTTACTTCTAGATCTTGAGTCCATGTTGTATCAATATCTTCTATTTCCGAAACAGAATTATCAATTGCATCATCCTCAAATAAATCCTTATACTCTTCTTTAGCACGTACCAATGTTTCATTTCCCATTAATAATTTGGTTCTTTGATCAATGCTTACAAATTCCATCATGGCTACCCATGAAGGAAGTTCTGAAGGCTTTGCGTTTGGCCTACTATTTTCATCAAGATTACCAAACTTATGAATTCTTACTAAGTCAAAAGCATTGCATAGCATTCCACTGATTGGATCTGTTCCGTGATTTGAATAAGCAAATTTATCATCATAAACTACAAGCCCTGCAGATGTTGATCCTCCTACAAAGGTATATCTATTAGGAATACTGCATTCCTTATATATATCACCTAAGAACTCGTCAATTGCTTCATGTATTGAGTAAGCTTTACAGAAAGCACCTATTAGACCTTCTTTTAATAAAGGATCGCCTTGCTTATCTGCGGTTGATTTTCTAATCGAACTAGCTCTACTTGATTCAGGCCAATACGATGTATCTTTCCAATTAGGATAACGCGCTAGAACCTCATCCGCTTTAAGTAGTGGCTCATCCATGTAGTCAAAGAAATATTCTGCGTCTTTAGAAGTGGAAGGCCAATACATTAGTCTAGCAGGTTGATACGTAGTATCATCAAAGCAATCCATATCATAATCAGAAGCAATCATTCTTGCAATCGCTTCATATTCATCAGGAGTAACATCTCTATCTAGAGGAATTAATAATCGTAATCTAGGGCTTGATGGCTTATGTTTATGAGTTGAATATACACAAAAAGCAAAATCGCATGTTATTTTAAGGTCCTCTATAAAGTGAGAATCTGCAAAATCAATATCTAAGGTAATAATGCTTCTTGCCTCGACATAACCATTTTTTCTTCTACCTTCTTTAAGTCTTCCAGCTACGAATCCGCCTATATCTTTTACCTCATCTTGCTTAGCTTTTTTCCATTGGAAATAAGTTGATTGACTTTCAAAAGTTCTATGCGTTTCACTAAGTTTATTAACTAATTTTTCCCAGGAGATTTCACCATTTTTAAAGACTGTATCTTTTCTAGAACCACAAATTGCGATGCATAAATTTCTTCCATGCTTTAGTTTTATTTCCATGTGGCATAACCTCCTTATTCATACTTGTTACATTTAAAGTTGTAGTCCATAATTTCAGGATCACTTAACTCCTGTTTAGGACCTCTATTAGAACTGAATCTTCTTACTACTACTTCTACAGATTCAACTAATCTTTCCATATCTTCGTCATTGATACTAAGATTAGGTAAAGCTGATTTAATTTCTTCTCTAGTAGCTTCTGCAACTTCCCCTTTATCAATAGCAATATCGATATCGTCTTTTTGTTCTTCGTCCGGATATGAAATAATATCGTTTAACAAAGTACATTTACCGTATGAGAAGTGCTTACAGTTTCTACATCTTTCTTCCATACTTACTTCCTCCTATATCCAACTGATAGCTGGCAAGCCTTTAATGTTGTAACAGATCCAACAACATCCAGTGTTGAATGAAGTTGATTTGCCTAAGAATTTAATCCTTCTCTTGAAAATTATGACTGCTAACTTATCAGAATATTTTTCATAAATATTTGCTCTTTTTTCAGTTTCTAATGTTGATAATGGCAACAAAAGAGCAAACGATTTTATCTTCCCATTATCAATTAATTCAAAGCTTCTTTTTATAATTTCATATTGCAAACTGAAGGGCGGATTTGAAATCATAAGGTCGCACCCTATTGGTGGTTCGGTAACAAAGAAATCATTACCTAAGTCATCGAATTTATGAGTAGCCTTATATCGAAGTTTTAGTTCATCCGCTTTAAGTTTGAATTCAGAATCATAGTTATTAAAAGGAAACCAACACATCTCGAATTGTTCAATATTAATTAAGCTATATATTTGTTCAACTACCCATCTAGGAGTAGCTACATGATCCTTGTTAGTTTCCTTGTCTTTTTCATAATTATTTAGAACCATTGTCTTCTATCAGAAGAACTCTATCTGCCTCTGTGGCATCTTTCTTACCAAAGCGACCATATTCATCAGCGTGCTTTTTGGCATTAAGCATGACAGCTGCGTTGTCTACAATTGTACGTCCTACATCTGATATTGCTTTTGCACGTGAAATTTCAATTTTTGCCTTTTCCGGATCTTCAAATAATTCATCATCATTTAATCTCTCAAGAGATTCCATAAGTATGTTATGAACATCCACTAACGTATTTTTAACTGCCATTTTTCTTCGTCCTTTCTTGAATTTTTATAAGCGTTTGAGCTATTAAGTATCCTTCCTTTGTAAGTTCAGGATCCTTATAAATAAGATTGTTTTTATTCATGACCAAGCATTCTTTCTTTGTGACAATTTGAAGATTACTTAAATCATCATTTAATGAATCACCATCTAAGTGAAGTATAGATACATCATCCCCTATAGGGCCATGCGCTTGTTCCCAAACGTATCGAGCTCTAGGCATCCATCTTTTAGCGATATTATGAGGGCCAGGATTATCATTAACTTTAATCCAGATGTAACCATCTTCTCTTAAGATCTCTGTACCAATTGGATGGGTATTAGGAGGCTTGCTACCTTTTTTAAATTGAGTAGCTACACATCCAGGATGGCAATATCCTTTTTTTCCTTTGTTTGGTGGGATATTTCCTTTTTCAAATCGTCCTGTTAGACCACTGTCTAAATGATGATTATGCTTATAAGCCCTTATACGTCTCATTGGTATTTGAGTATTGAAGTGATTATTAATTAAATCTGTTAATGCTTGATTACCCAAGCCCTTATAATGGTCGAGTATAAATTCATGAAATCCAAGTGGCCATTCTTCTTGTGGATATTTAGACCACTTGAGATTTTTAACGTCATGATTCTTCTGATTTCCATCCAAATGCCAAACGTATTTATAATTGTTCGGATTAGGGATGAATACTTCAGCCACAAGCCAAGATATTCTTCTCTTTGTGCCTCTTCCGTTTTTATCATAAAGAGATACAAAAGGAGTGGAACATCCTTTGGATGTTTGATGACTTATCAATTTGCCTCTACAATTTCTAACAATTCCCTTTTTATTTATGGAATAGTCTTCAAAGTTTGGTATTGGTTTAAACATAATTAATCAGTCCTTTTTGTAATATGAAGTTTGATAAGAATCAGCGTTTAGAATTAATCCATCCAACCAGGTAACATTATCTAAAGCCATAATTGATCTGATTTGTTTCTCTTTTAGATCTGCCTCATCGATATTGACCTCTACAATTACTTCATCATGCACATGGAATCTAACTCCAAATCCACTTTCATATAATTGAAGCATTGCCTCACCTAAACAGTCTCTTGCAATTGCTTGAGTTAAGTTTTCGACTAGCTTTCCGCCATAAGTTTCTACATGTTCCCATCGACCGCTTTCTTGATTGGTTCCTTGATAGATGATAGATTTTTTATTTTTAGTTTTTTGGATCTTAGCACCAAAGTAAGCTAAGCATCTCCCAGAAGGAAGCTTACAGAATAATGACTCATTAATCATTCTGAAGGCAATTCCTTTAGTCACATGTTGAATCGTACCAGGAGCTTCTACTGCAGCCATTGCAGCTCTTTCAGTTTTATTCCAAAGTTCAACTATATGAGGATTAGCATTTCGCCAAGAGACAACTAAGTCATCAAGTTCAGCTTCAGATAGTCCCATTTCTTCAGCGCCCATTGCAAGCAATGCTCCTTTAGCGCCTTGATATCCAAGAGCTAATTCAGCGATTTTACCTTTTGCTCTTAAATGACCGTTGATTCCGTGTTTTTCGACCGGAACTTTAAACATTTGAGAAGCAGAGGCACAATAGATATCACCATTTTTAGCAAAGACTTCTTGTCGCCAAGTTTCATTAGCCAACCAGGATATTACTCTTGCTTCTATTGCAGAATAATCTGCTACAACAAATGTCTTTCCTGGATGAGCAATAAATGATGTTCTAATTAATTGAGAGAAAATATCGAGCGGACTTCCAAATAGCATTTCGATTAAATCCATATCATTATGAATCACTAGATCTCTTGCATAATCTAGATCCGCCAATTTGTTTTTTGGTAGGTTGTGCAATTGTACAATACGACCGGCCCACCTTCCGGTTCTGTTAGCTCCATAGAATTGAAGCATTCCACGGATACGACCATCTGAACATAAAGACCTCTTCATAGCATCGTACTTGGATACGGATGTTTTTCCTAGTTCTTTTCTTATGCTTAAGAATTCTAAAATTTCATCTTTGTATGGTGTCTTAATATCGCCAGATTTCAAATCGCTGATGAGTGCCTTTACATGGTCTTTATCAATTGATTCGACTTCAATACCCTTGGATAATAAATAGGATTTAATTTGACTGGTTGAACCAGGATTATCGAGCTTTGTGATTTCACGTGCTCGAGTTAACAAACGATCAGTATAAATGGCATAAAAATCTAGAATGTTATTTACTAATTCTTGCTCAACTTTTACACCATAGTCATTAATCGTTTGATCCAATTGCCAAAGTTCTAGTTCACGTCTAGTTGTGGAAGGGTATGCATCCATCTTTTTATCAATAGCGCGCTCAGTCACTACGTCCTGGCAGCAATATTGTTTAAATAGATCCCACTTGTCTAAATCATGATGTGGAAGGTTTCTTGTCCTTCCATGATTCTTAATAGTGGGTTTACATGGCTTACAAAAGTAAGCTATTAAGGATTTGCCGATTTTCATTTTTTGCTGATCTTCAGCTAAACCTAACACTTTTCCTACATCAGCTAAAGAGCGAGGTAATCCAAGCGTAGATGCTCTAACAGCAGTACATCTCCATTGACTAGGAACCATTAAACCAATTACCTTTGAAAGGCATGTTCGTTCAAAGTTGGCATTGTGAGCTACTTTAGTTATGCTGTAGTCAAAGAGAGCCTTTAGCACAGAAGAAGGAATTTCCTCCCCCTGCGCTAAATCAATAATAGATACAGGTTCATTGTCAAATGCATATGCTAGAAGCAATATTTCAAATGATTCATGATTAACGTATTTATAGGCTCCTACTTCCCTTATGTCTAATTCGCTATAAGTTTCTAAGTCAATGTGAAGTTCTCTATTACCAGTCTTCGCCATTTGCATTAGAATCTTCTTCGTCAAACAAATCAGCAAAATCTACATCTGGATTTGATGAAGATCCAATACGTTCTCCATCTCTAATTTTTAATAAAGAATTTAATCCAACGCCAATACCTTTAGATGCGCCTTTATCATAGCTAAAGAAATTGACAGTTGCTGCACCATAACAGCCTGAATAGAATTCATCATCTGAAGTTAATACATTGTGTTTAGTATCCATAATTACAGGCTTGCGACCGCTTTTAGCATTTAAGAAGTAGCAGCCTTTATATTCTTCGCCTTTTGTACCAGCTAAGAATTCTTCGTCGCCATCACGTAATGGATCTAAATTATCTTTTTTGGCAGGAAGTTTGCCTCCCCATTTTTTTGTTTTTCCTTCTTCTACAGCCTTAGCAATTGCTTGTCTAATGATAGCTATTGTTTGAGTATCTGTTTTTGGAATTAAGATTGCGATATTATATTTCTTTTCTGTATTCTCATCAATTGATGTAGGTGTGAATACATTTGCGTAAGAGAAACGAACTTCACCAACACGCACAGTTGTTTCATTTAATGCTTTTGAGATCATTTTATTTTCCTCCTATGATATCATCAAAATCTGTATTTACATAAGGAACGCCTTTTTCAGTTTCTTTTACCAATTTAGGTGATCCTTTTGGCTTTTCTGTAAAGCCTACTGCTAAAGCTTTAAATTCTTTTGCACCTACTACCTTTCTTAAGTCAGTTAAGGATTTAAGGTTAGTATCGAATAATGAAGCTTTGCTGTATCCAGCTTCTTCAAGTTTTTTAACTAATCCATCTGGATCTGATATTCTTTCTCTTGAAGTGCCTTCCACTATTTTGTATCCAGGAATTTTTTCACTAGATAATAATTTGTCAATTGCTGCAGCTTCTACTTTTTTGCACCAATCAGCAATTCTTTCAACATGAGGAATAAGCTCTGCCAATTCTTCATTAGTTAAAAGTCTAGGATCTATAAGATCCATTGTTTTTTCAATGTTTGTTTTAGACATTTGCTTTACCTCCATATTTTTCTAAAGTTTTAATAATGTCCATTGCTTGCGCTTTACAGCGACCATTAGCTTTACAGAACTTACAATGTTCTCCTGCTTGGAAATCACCTTTATCGTGATAAGCTAATAGCGCTCTTGGCTTTAAGTAATTGAGAGCCCATTCCAATAACTCAGCTGTCTTAATTACGAATTCAGAAATTCCATTTGCGATTCTAGGTTGAACTATAATGTTTTCAATTTCTTCGATATCGTAAATGAAATCTACTATCTCATAAGCACCTAAGGCATAAAGTTTTAATTGTGGGTTATCAACTACATCCACCTTAACGCCACGGCCGAATTTAAGGTCAATGACTGTAATTCTATTACCACCTATTACTACAAAGTCTCCTGTTCCAAATCCTTCAGGAGCATACTTAGAATAGTCAAGTTTTTGTTCTATGTAAGCTACAGTGTCTTTATATTGCTCTAATGAGTTGTTATAAATTTGTAGGCACTTATTTACATAGACCATTACGAAACTAAGCATTTCTTTTAAGTCAAGATTAGGTGACATAAGAATTAAAGCTTCTAGATCTCCAGAACGTGGATTCCATGCTAGATCTGGTATTTGTAAATCTTCTATCATCCACTTTGGAACATCTACGATTTCGCCTAATATCTTATTGCGAAGAATTAACTCTCCCATTTCATGAGCTCTAGTTCCTTCTTCTGCATATGGGGTTGTAGTCTCTGGAAATCCCCCCTCGAGTGCAACACTCTTAGGACATGCTAACCATCTTTTAGAACTTGAGGCAGATAATTTAGCGTGAACTTCAGGCATACTATAAAGCCTCTACTAATTCTTTAACTTTTGGATAATTAGATGGGTCAATTTTAGCTAAAGTCTTAGATCCAAAGTTGTTAACTAGGATTTCAGCGATTTGATCCTTAAATCCAGCACGTGACTTTTCACCTAAAATCTTTCTTAACTCTTCTAGAGTTACTGGTTGTTCAGTGTCTGTTGAATCTACTTCTTCAACTACTTCTTTAACAACTTTTTTTGTTTCTGCTTTTGTAGTTGTATCTGTTGCTGTTGTTGTAACAGGTACTACAGGTTCTTTCACTGTGTCGTTAATTGCAGAAGGCTTAGCAACTACAGTTCCCTTAGCTAATACATCGATTAACTTAGAGACAATTGATGAGGTTTTCTCATCTAAAGAAATCTTAAGATTGACATTTACTTCCATGTTTTCTTCCTCCTTTTCAATCTATTTCTTTTTCCCAGCGGCCGCTATCTGTAAGCACATAGGCAACCCCATTAACCACTTTTCTTTTACATGTAGTTACAGGAGCAGGCTGAGGTTTTTCTTTTCTAGGCTTTGGATTTTTATACAGCATAGCAAGAAGCTGATTATCAGTCTTCCTTTCCCAAAAGCTGTCTGGGTACGGATACTTTTGCTTAAGTTGTTGAATTACTTGGTATCTTTCTGATGCGAGCATTGCTGTTCTTCCTCCTTTCCTTTTTCGTTATGGGTTAAGTCAGGAAGGATAGCTTCACGAATCAAATACTTTATAAACATTTTCCAACTATCGCACTTTGTATCAATATTACCATTGATTACAATTTCTCTTTCCGGCATAGCAAATTCCTACTTTTTAGTTTTATTGTGTTCCATTTCTTGAACACATGATGTAAAAAAAATAGAACTATCTACTCTATAATGTTCTGCAAGACGCTTTTCTAATTCCGCAGAGAAATTAGCTTTGTTCGTTAGAACTTTCGATAATAAGCTCCTTCCGCATCCTATGGCTTTTGCTAGATCTTCTTGGCTTTCACCACGTAGAGCCATTAATGCTTTTACAATCTTTGGATTAAATTGATTTTCAGTTTTTGTCATATTAGATATCCTCCTTTTCTTGGTTGCCCAGACCGGCGCAGGAGCTCCTGCATAATTTGTTTATTTGACCCCATACTCACACCTACTTAGTAGTCTCTATTCAGTATGGGCTTACCGGTTTCGCTGGAGTTACACCAGCTCATCAGTGGGCTGCAATATTAATTGCTTCAGTAATTACGCGCTTGAAGTGCCCTTCTTCAGTTTGCTTTATTGGTACACACTGTAGAATCGTTGCCTAGGTCGTCTACATAGTAACAGCGCGATTTTTTTATTTTGCTATATAGTCAACTGCACAAGCTGATAACATTTTTATAAAGATATTTTCATCGTATTTAGATAATGCTGCGATGCAATTAATCTCGTAATCATAATCTTCATAAATTAAACTTTGGAAACACGCTACATTGCTCGGTTCGCTTGTTTCTGAACCCATATGGCAATAAAAAGCATTCTTATGAGCATTTAACTTATTAAACGTAATTTCGCTCTCTAATTGGTTGCATTTGAATAATTGACATATCTTTGGCCTAACTGGATAAATTCTACAGATCTTCTTCTCATCATCTCTGAAGCAACATCTCAAATGGATATTCTTGTTTGGCTTATCATACCAATTCACCTCCTTGATGTTATGCTCTTTTACATATGCACGTATGCGCTCCACTTCTTCTTTAGTAACTGGAAGGAAAGCAGTGCAGCACTCTCCACAATTAGAGCAGTTGCCATTACACGTATTATTAATTTTTTCTTCCATTAGTTCTCACCTATAATTGCATAAATTTCTTTAGCAAATTCTTTATCATATAATCCTGTTAGCATAGTTAAAATTGATAATAATTTATGAATAGTAGATATGCATTCTTCGCATACAAAGTTTCCTGAGCAATTAGTCCAGGCTAGACTATGAATGTGATCCTTAAGTTCTTCGATTGCTTGCTTTTGTTCTGTAGTAAAATTATCCATGAATATTCCTCCTAAACGCCTTTGTGTGTAATATTAAAAAATTCTGTATCATAGTCATCTCCTTCTACCAGGATTGCTTTTTTTGTTCTGGCATTAGGAGAGATGTATTTTCTTGGTAGATATTTATATAGTTCAACCCTTATAAGATGCATATAAGCCTCATATCTTTTACAGATTGGTAGTCTACACGACTCTTCGATTTCCCCTATCTTGTTACAAGTGGAGTGATTCAGAGTATGAAGTCTATCCAATTGCACGTGTGAACTTGCTCTTAAAAATGGATGTAATGTTTTAGGTAAAGTGTAGCTAAATCCATTAATGTATTTAGTATCTTGAGATGTTATCTTAACGCATGTAAAGTTTCCTGATTCTTCAGCAAATAAAACCATAAATATTCCAGCTTGGATAGTTCCATCCGGATTGGTTTTTAATTGGCCAGTTAAATCTCTATATGGACTTGTAATAACATCAAATGGCTTAAGATTAAATACCATATGTGTTCACCCCATTTCTAATTGTTGCTTGACCCCCCCCTATGTGATTCAAACACTTAATTTTCTCTTTTTTCATAATTGCGCCTCCTTGTTCAAATTCTTGTGTTCATTCTGTTCCATTTCTTGAACGCAACATCATTATATACCCGTTTATTTTCTTTTGTCAACACAAAATGTTCAATTTTTTGAAACTTTTGTATTCATAAATAGAACAATATGGTGTATAATACTATTGTATTAAAGGAGGATTTCTATGGTTTACAAAAATAGAATCGCAGAAGAATTAGCTAGAAAAAACGTTTCGTTGAGATATTGTTCGGAGAAGACAGGCATACCACTTTCTACCTTGTCAAGACTCAAAAATTGTGAGGGCAAGATGAATATGCAACAAGCAAATGCACTTGCTTTATTTTTCAACTGTACCACTGACTATATTTCTGGAATGGATGAAACTAACAAAATGGATGAATTATTATCTGAGTTAAAAAAATTCGGAGGCAACTTTGATGAATTAAGTGATAAGGCTTATTGCATAAAAATAATTTTATCTTTAAGTGATGAAGCCGCAAAAGATGCACTTTCGCATTTAAGATATATTCAATTCAATGATCAAAATAAAGATCTAGTAGACTAACAAACGGAGGGGCGCTATGAAAGTTGTAGGATATTGTAGATTCTCTGCAGAAGCGCAAAAAGATGGGTATTCTATTGATGCCCAAAAACGTGCAATTAGAGAATATTGTAAAAAGGAAGGCTTAGATCTTCTTGAATTTTATATTGATGAAGCAAGAACAGGAACAAATGATAAAAGACCTAATTTTCAAAGGATGATGGACGATGTATCAAAAGGTATTTTTGATGCTATAATAGTTCATAAACGAGATCGTTTCTCACGAAACAAATTTGACTTTGCCCTTTATGGCCAAAGATTAAATGATTTTAATATTAAGCTTTTATCTGTAACAGAATGTAATGATGATACTCCTGAAAATGACATTCTTACTTCTATGCTTGAAGCTTTTGCAGCTTACTACCCAAAGAATTTATCACGTGAAGTTCGTAAAGGAATGGATGAAGCTGCACGAATGGGAATGGCCACAGGTGGTGCGCCATCATTTGGATATATAACAGATCCAAAAACAAGAAAATATGTGATAGTTGAATCAGAGGCAGAAATAGTTCGTAAGATCTACGACTGGTTTTTATCTGGCTTAAAAATTAATGATATAGTTGTAGAACTTGAAAAAAATGGAGTAAAAACAAAAAGAGGAAATCCTATGAAAGCAAAAGCAGTCATGAGAATCCTAACATCTGAAAAATATTTAGGAACTACGATATTCAATTCTTACCATGACTATTCAGGTAAACGTGCATTAACTCCAAAATCAGATCTTATTAAGGTAGAAGATTCTTTCCCTGCCATTATTGATAAGGATACTTTTTTGCAAGTTCAAAAGATAATTGATAGCGGACGAAGAGGTCATTATGCTCGTAGAACTAAAGAAGATTATATTCTATCTGGGTACGTCTATTGTGGCGAGTGCGGATCAAAGATGAAAGGATCAGCATCCACTAAATCCACAAAAGATGGCAAGCAATTATATAAATACTATGTTTGCCCAAATAAAGCAAAAAAGACCTGTCACATTAAACAGATCCAAAAGAGAGAATTAGAAAATGCAGTAATGAAGATTATTGATGAAAGACTTTTTCAAGGTGAAACTCTTAATCTAATTATTAATGAGATATATTCCGCCATGAAAGAATATGGATCATTGCCAGAAGAGAAAGTTCTTGAATACAAAAAGACTATTGCTGCTACTAGTACAAAGCTTGATCGCTTACTAAATTTGTATCTTGATGGTGATATGGATAAAGAAGTATATAAAAAGAAAAAAGCAGAATTAACTGCTTTCAAACAAATGTATGAAGATGAACTTAACAAGTCTTTACTATTAGGAAATATTAGTAAGGAAGAAATAAGAGCAAAGCTCTTATATTTTGCTGCAAAACTACTTTCTGATAATAAGAACTTGGAAAGAAAAAAAGCAGCTATTGCTGCTTTGATTGACCGCATCGATCTATATGATGATAAAGTCGTTGTAACATTCAAATTCAATGTTACGGCTTCTAAAGTTCAAAATGGTGACCCGTACGGGATTCGAACCCATGAATGCATGCGTGAAAGGCATGTGAGTTAAGCCCCTTCTCCAACGGGCCACAATGGCGCTCAGCATAGGACTCGAACCTATAGCCGATCGGTTAACAGCCGATTGCTCCACCATTGAGCTAGCTGAGCATTCGCCGTTTGTTAGCAACGCTAAGCAAGTATGATATTACAACATATAATGATACTTTGCAATAGTTTTTTTTAAAAAACGAAAAAAATAGTACCAACGTGAAATCACGTTGTTCTGACCAAACCCTATAAGGGCGAATACTCCACCGACCCATAAATGGCCATGGAAGGTCTGACAACCGTGTCCGTCA